AGGAGAAATAAATATGCCAATGGGAAAAGGAACTTATGGTTCTAAAAAAGGAAGACCAAGTAAAGCGTTAAAAGGTGGACAGAAAAGACTACCTGCCGCTTTAAAATCAAAAATAATGAGTAGCAAAAAGAAAAAATAATATGGCAAAACGTGGATTATACGCTAACATTCATGCGAAGCGTAAAAGAATCGCCGCAGGTAGCGGTGAGAAAATGCGAAAAGCAGGAGCTAAAGGAAGACCTACTGCTAAGCAATTTACAAGAGCGGCAAAGACAGCTAAGAAAAGGTAGTCATGGTTGCTAAAAAATACCAAAGTCCTTCAGGCGGCTTGAACGCCGCAGGGAGAGCTCACTTTAAGAGCAAAGGACATAACTTAAAAGCACCTACCAAAAGTAAAACAAGTGGAAGACGTAAATCGTTTTGTGCTCGTATGGGTGGGGTAAAAGGAGCTATGTCTAAGAACGGCAAACCTACTAGAAAAGCATTAGCTTTACGTAAGTGGGATTGTTAATATAGTTGTGCAACGCTTATGCGTGGCAACTGCCAATACAATTTAGCCAAATAACTTGACCTACTGCGGTAGACAATCTTGACTAAATAACTGAATTGAAGAGGCTTTTATAAACTAACATCAAAAAGGAGACAATCACATGTCAAACGCAAGTCCAGTTAAATTCGGAAATGCTAATAGTGGTTCTACTCGTGATGATGCCCTGTTTCTAAAAGTGTTTGCAGGTGAAGTAATTACTTCATTTGACAGAGCTTCAAAAACAGAAGGTGCTGATATGGTAAGAAGTATCAGTAATGGCAAGTCGGCTTCTTTCCCAGTTTTGGGTAGAATTTCAGCCGCTTATCACGCAGTTGGAGCAGAAATATTAGGTTCTGACGTTAACTCAAACGAAAAGGTTATTACAATTAATGACCTTCTAATCTCATCAGTATTTGTTTCAAATATTGAAGAGGCAAAAAACCATTGGGACGTAAGAAGTGCATACTCACAAGAAATGGGTAGAGCATTAGCTTTCCAAAAAGATAAGCATATCTTACAAACAATCGGTCAAGCATCTCTAGCTAGTGCATCTGTTACTGGTGGAGACGCTACAACGAACATAACTAACACAGGCATTGCTTCTGCTACAGACGCAACTGCGGCTAATGCAATGATAGATGCTATCTTTGCGGCGGCTAAAGAGCTTGATGCAAACTATGTTCCATCAGAAGGCAGAAAATGCTTTATGAGACTTGAAGAATACTACAAATTAGCTAACGCTACAAATGCAGTCAATGTTGACTTCACAGGCGGTGGCAATGGTGGTGTTGCTTCAGGAAAAGTTATGAAAATTGCAGGAATTGAATTAGTACCAGTTCCTCACTTTGTAACTGGAAACGTCAACTCAGGAGTTGCTCAAGGTTCAGCTACTAATGGTGGTTCAAACCCACAAGCTGTTAACTTGACTAACTTTGTTGCTCTAGTTTCTCACCCAAGTGCTGTAGGTACAGTTAAACTTATGGATTTAGGTGTTGAAAAAGAGTACGACATCAGAAGACAAGGTACGTTAATGGTTGCTAAATATGCTATGGGTCATGGTGTATTAAGACCAGAATCGGCTGTAGGAATTAAAGAAGCGTAATAGTTTCTTTATTTTTACTTGAATTAGGGGGAGTCAAATCCCCCTTTTTCTACATTAATTAAAAGGATAAAATGACAACACAAATTACACCAACTACAGAATTACAATCAGTTAATACTATGTTGAGTGTTATTGGCGAAGCTCCAGTAAACTCAATCACAGGTACAACAACTGTTGATGTATCAGTCGCTAAAAATATCCTAGACGAGACATCAATGTCTGTCCAATCAATAGGTTGGAATTTTAACACACATATTAATCACACAACATTAGCATTAGATAGCGATAACAAAGTTCCTCTACCTGCTAACTGTGTAAAAGCAGACGCTAATCAAGCGTACAGAAATTACAATTATACAATCAGAAATGGTTTTTTATATGATATGGAAAAACATACAGATGTATTTACAAGTGCACCTGCCTCAGTTGACTTAGTCTTAGTTCAACAATTTGAACATCTCCCAGAATATGCAAGACGATATATTACAACAAAAGCGGCTAGAAGATTTGCTTCAAGATTTATAGGTGATAAAGAAATTACAGCATTAATAGGTCAAGATGAAAATGAAGCATTAGTTGCTTTTCATCAAGCTGATTCACAAGAAGCAGATATAAACATGTTGAATGGTGATGCTAATACATTTTCAATAATTAACAGAACAACTAGAAGGACTTACTAATGGGTGGCGTGGTATCTCAGTCTATACCTAATTTCCTAAATGGTATGTCTCAGCAGACTCCTACTCAAAGAGGAATTAATCAAGGTGCAGACCAAGTAAATTTTCAAAATAATATAGTAGAAGGTCTATCTAAAAGACCATCATTAGATTATGTAGCAACTTTAGATTCTACAAATTTATATCCTAACACTACAAAATTTTGGCAAATACAAAGAGATGAAGCTAATCAATATATTGTAGCATTATACAACGGTGGTGTTAAAGTTTGGGATTTACAAGGAAACGCTAAAACAGTTACAGTTCAAAGTGGTTCAAGTTATTTAACATCTACAAATCCAAAAGCTAATTTTAAATTAGTAAACGTAGCTGATTTTACATTTATTGCAAACACAGCAACAACAGTTACAGCAGACTCTACAAACACTGCGGCTAAAGTAGAAGAGTTTTTAATAAATGTTAAATTAACAAACTATGGTAGAGAATATAAAGTAGCATTAAAACACCCTAACATGGCACAAGAGTTAGAAGTACAATTTCAATTACCTACTGGTAATGATGCTTCTACTGATAGTAAATTTAGAGATACAAACAAAATTAAAGATATATTATTAAATGGAGAATCTAGCACACATTGGGATAGTAATGCTAATGGTATTGGTTTTAAAACTGTAAGAACAGACACAGGAGCTACAGTTTCATCAACTCAAGGTTTAGCTAATTATTCTGGTTTTACATCTCATTTTACTTTTGAAAGTTTTGATTCTGTAATTTATGGAAAACCTACAGATAACAATGCTAATTATACTGTAAGTACAGCAGATGGTTCAGGTAACACAGCCATGTATGCTATAAGAGATAAGATACAAGATTTTAGTGATTTACCTTACTATGGTAAACTTGGAGTTATACTAAAAGTAACAGGAGATGAAGGTGATACTTTGTCTGATTACTATGTTGCATTTCAAGGTAATGGTGTATGGAATGAAACTATTGCACCTGCAACTTCTGTAGGTTTAGATAATTCTACAATGCCACACGCATTGATTAATAACAATAACGGTACATTTACATTTAAACAATTAGATTGGACAGATAGAACATGTGGAGATAGTGATACAAATGCTGACCCTAGTTTTGTAGGTAAAAAAATTAATGGTTTAACATTTTATAAAAACAGACTAGGTATTATGTCTGGTGAGAATTTAGTATTAACAGAAAATGCTAGTTTCTTTAATTACTTTCAAACTACTACAACACAAGTTTTAGATACTGACCCTATTGATATTGCGGCTTCAGGCACACAAGTTAATACACTTAAAAACTCTGTAGGATTTAATGAGTCTTTACTTTTATTTTCTGATACAGCACAATATAAATTAGATAGTGCAGGAGATACTATATCACCTACTACAGCTATACTTAATGAAGTATCTTCATTTGAACATGATGATGCAGTGCAACCAGTATCAGCAGGTAAGTTTGCATATTTTGCACAAGCAAGAAATAACAACACTGCTATAAGAGAATATTTTGCTGATGATGATACATTAACAAATGATGGTTTAGACATTACAGTATCAGTACAAAGTTTAATACCAACTAATTGTTATCAACTTGTGAGTAATACAACAGAAGATACGCTAATTGCTTTAGCTTCTGATACAGCAGATTCACAAACTGCACCTTACACTTCAGGAACACCTGTGTCACCTGTTAATGCAGACACAATGTTTTTATATAAATACTTTTTTGATAGAGGTGAAAAAGTACAAACAGCGTGGGCTAAATGGGAATTTAGTGGTGTTAAAATTATTGGTGCTATGTCGTTAGAAAGTTTTTTATATGTGATGGCATCAGAAGGTACAGACACAAAATTATTTAAAATTGATTTAAGAAATTTAAAAGACACAACATTAAATCATGGTGTCTTCTTAGATTTAAAAACAACAGTAACAGGAACGTATGCAAGTAGCACAGACTTAACTACGTTTACTTCACCGTATGGTGCAAAAACAGGATTAATAGCAGTAGATAGAACAAATGGTGCTAATTATACAGCCACAAATACAAGTGGCTCTACATATACTATAAAAGGCAATCACACGTCATTATTTATAGGTGTACCATTTTCTTCTGTTTACAGAATGTCTACTCAGTACGTAAGAGAAAGTACAGGTAGAGGTTTAGTAGCGGTAACTTCAGGAAGATACCAAGTTAGAAATATATCTTTTAACTTTGAGAATAGTGGTTTCTTTCAAGTAGAAGTTACACCTAACAATAGAGACAAATCTACAACAATAATGAATGGTTATGTTATAGGTACAGCGTCTTCTCTTGTAGGACAACCTGCTATTAACTCAGGAACATTAAGAGTTCCAGTTCAATGTAGAAACACAGAATTTGTAATGGATATAAAAAGCAACTCACATCTACCAGTTTATATTGCTGATGCTGAAGTTGAAGGTTATTATCATTCACGTTCAAGAAGGATTTAATGATTAAAGAAAATTATGTACGTAAAGCTATTATAGCTGATGCGTTGGAGTTATCTCCAAAAATTAGAAAAGGTGACAGAGAAGAAATTATGGCTTCAGATGGACACAGTCCATTAAGAGCTTTAGTCTTACCTTTTACTTATGATGATGCAAAAATATATTCTATTATAGGGACAAAAGATGAAGGCGTTATAGGAATGTTTGGTAGTAACCCAACTCAATTACCTGAATATGGTGTTGCTTGGTTATTGTCTAGTGAAAAATTATTTAAGCATACTAAACAATTTATAAAAGAATGTCCTTATTGGGTATCACAAATGAGTGAAGGTTATGAATATCTTTATAATTTTGTAGATAAAAGAAATTGGAAAAGTTTAAAATGGTTACAATTTTTAGGATTTGAACCAAAAGAAGAATTACAACAATATGGTGTTGGTAAAATGCCATTTTTATTAATGATGAAGGAGACAAATAAAATAGATGTGCGGAGTACCTCAAGCCCAACTAGCATTAACAGCAATTAGTGCAGTAGGTAAAGTTCAAGAATACAGAGAACAAAAAGCTCTAGCCGCTAGTAAACGTGCTTCTCAAAATCAAACACGAATAAATGCTAACGTGGCTTACATGAGAGACATTAATAAAATAGACCAAGAAAAAGTACAAGCTGACCAAGAAAAAGCAGTAGCAGAATTTAAAACTAAAATGGAATCTAAAAAGAAATTAGCACAAGCACTTAACTTAAATGCAGGTAACAGTATAGCTATTGTGCAAGATATAGGTTCTTTATATAATGATGAGTACACTGAAATTATGAGAGATTATAAAGGTGATATGATTACACTAGGCAATCAAACACAAGATGCTTATGCAAACATGTCTAAAGTTTATAATAGTTTAGAGCCTGTAACAGAACCTAGTAGAACAGGATTGTTGTTAGACTTAGGTACAACGGCGGCTCAAGGATATATCAGTTATGACACAGCAAAGGCGGCTAAAAAATAATGGCAAAATATAAATCACGAGTAAAAAATAAATACATGGGCTCAGGCTTTGAAGGCTATGTAGCTTCAGCTAGAACATCTGAAGGTTTACTGTTAGCAAAAAAATTACAAGAAAGTGCTCTTACAGGTCAAAAATTATTAAATGTTAAAATAGGGCAAGATAAAGATGAAGCTATAGACACAATACAAACTTTATATGCTTCTGGTAAAAAAATGGAAGATATACAGGCTGAAATACTTGCAGGTAAACACCCTAATTTAACAGGTAAATTTATAGAAAAAACTACACAGTTTCATTTAGGTAAAGTAAAAGCCGCAGAAACAATTAAAACTATTGAAGCTAATAAAAACAATTATGATTTTAAAGCTGAAGGTTCTACATTAAATAAATTTTATGAACAATTTTTACCTAATTTTGATGAATCTGATAACTCATTTACAGCAGGTTTTGCTTCTGCATTTAATGGTTATAAAGCAGATGAAGCAATAAAAGACGCAGAAAAAAGAAGTTTATTTTCTTCTGAGAAAAAAATAGAAGAAGGTAGAACAATTATCTCTAGTATTCCTACTTCACAATTAAATGAAAAATTAGTTGAATCATGGGATAATTTGGCTTTAGCAGTTCCTAATACTGATGGTGGTTCTAATCCTAATAAATTATTTACTAATGATGAAAAACAAAAAGTATTATTAAAAGAAATAGAACAAACAATTATTGAAGCTAAATCTATAGAAGATTTAAACAGAGCAGATATTTTACTTAATATGGATTTAGGTATAGGTGCTGATGGTCAATCAAGAGGTAGACTTACTGATAGAAAAAAAGATGAAATATTATTATTAAAAGAAAAATTAGAAAAAAGAAGAAGAGCTTTAGAAATACAAGATAGAACAGATAAAGAGTATAAAGAAAAAGAAGAAGTAAAAAGTATATTTGCAGAAGCTAACACTGATGTAACAGAAGCAACACCTGATGGTGATTTTACTAGAGCACGTACTTATGAAGAAAAATTAGAATTAAGAGAAAAACTTAAAACTTATGGCGACCCTAGCTACACAAAAGCATTTGATGCTATGATTAAAGCAGATAGATACATAAACACTGACCCTGCTGTTTTTGATAAATTAGTAGAAGAAATTTATGCAGGTAAATACACAAGTCAGACAGAAGTATTAGATGCACTTGTAGCAAATGATATAGATAGCAACAAATGGAAGTCTGCACTTACATTCTATAGTGCTTATGAAAGTGATTATGAAAAAGGTATCAAACCTATTCACACAACTGATGCCATATACACAGCAGGTATAACAGCAAATGTTAATTCTGTAGGTGGGATATTTACAAACAGTATGGGTGCATTAAAACCTAATGGTGCGTATGCAAAAGCTAATGCAAAAAGTTATATGATTAAAGAAATAAATGCTTTTGAAACAAGATTTAAAAAAGAAAATGGAAGAGAACCTACAAGTATAGAAAGACAAGATTTTATTGATTTATCAAGAAATGTCTTAATGAAGATGTTTGAAGGAGAAAATGTAAATCCTGAAGTTAAAGCAGTTACAGAATATGAAGAAGAGATAGCACAAGAAAATAAAGAGAAACTAGAAGAAAAAGAAAAATATAAAACTGTAGGATTAGACACAGCTTTATCTAAAATATCTGACGCTTTAGAAGTTAACAAAGGAATGTTTGATGAGAAAGTTCCTAAACCAGATTTAAGTTTCTTTGGTAAAGATACTGATTTATTTGACACAGATTCTACAGATAAGAAAGATTTTGAAGATAAAGAATATCCTAAATTTGTTGCTGAGTTCTTAACAGAAACTTTAGGTGAAGGTGGATTTACTGATGAGATGTTAAAAGTATTAAGTGAAGCTGATTTAAACCAATTAGTAAGAGATTTACAACAAACTATTGGAAACAGCATAACTAAAAAACAAATTCAAACAGGTATAAAATTATTAACAGGAGCTAAATAATGGCTACACTAGATTTACTAGAAGCAAACGATAATTTATCAGAATTACAAAAAGCAGATAATGCAAAAAATGCTTTAGAAGAAATACAATCAGAAAATTTTTATGGTACTTTAAAATCTTACTACTCATACAGAGAATCAGATGATAAATTTAATAACATGTCACATGCTGATTTGTTAGATTATTTTTACAATGATAGGTCATGGAGAAACAACAACACTGTTTCTATGGGTTTTGATATGGGAAATGTATTTGGTGAAGAAGACGAAAAAAGAGTTCAAGAATTTGCTTACATACAACAAACTTATGAAGCATTACCTTCATGGTGGGACGACCCTAATAGAGACTTTGCAGGGTGGTTAATTGATAATGGTGGTGCAATGTTAGCTGACCCTGTCAATTTAATAGGACTAGGTGTTGGTGGTCAAGTAGCTAAACAAGGTTACAAACAAGCATTAAAACAAGCTCTTAAAGGTAAGATGGCAAGTGAAATTAATGAAAGAGCTATAAAAGAAGTTGCAAAACAAAATCAAAAACAATTACTAGGACAAGCTGTTAAAAAAGGTGCATTAACTGAAGGTTACATTGGTGCAACAGTATCAGGTGGTCAAGATGCTATCTTACAAAATACTGCTATAGAAGCAGGAGTACAAGATGAATTTAGTTTTAAACAAGCAGGATTAAGTTCAGCCGCAGGGTTTGGATTTGGTACAGTGTTTGGTGGTGCTTTTGGTTATGGTGGTTTTAAAATGACTAACAGAGGTATGAATAAAACTGCTGTAAAACAATTAAAAGATATTCACGATTATGGCAGAAGTAACATAACAGGTAAACAATTATTTAATGATTTGTCTGTAAAAAAACCTAATACTAAATTATATAAAAATTTAAGTAAACAAGAAGTAGACCAGATAGAAGCAAGAAGTACACTAAAAGGTAATACTACAAATGAAAGAATAAAAAATCTTAGAAACGAAAAGATAACAAGCAAAGACAAACCGTCTGAAGGCTTCCCCCTAAACATTACAAGATACAAAAAAGGTGGTTATCGTATTTACATTAAGAACAAAGTAAAAGATATGATAGCTAACAATGAGATACCTACTAACAAGAAAACATTAGATGAGATGGTAGCTCGTGCTGAAAAAGTTGGAGCTAACCCTACAGAGTTAAGAAAAACTGTAAAACAAATGTTAAAAGACCCTAAGTTTAAAGAACAGTTTGCTTATATTATTGCTAATGCTGATTCTATTGCTAGAGAAGCTGATGACATTGTTATGTTAGGTAATGAATTAAACAGAGTAGATTTATCAGTAAGTGAAAGAAAATCAATTTTAAATGAGTTAAATAAGCGTGATGAAGCATACACAGAATTATTACAACAACAAATAGAATTACAAAAAGCACCTGCACAAGCAGTGTCAGCAGGTAGGGTTGTTAAAGATGCACAAAGAGCGTCAGAGTTAAAAATAAAACCTGAAGACCCTGCAATGCACAAACTTAAAAAAGATAGTCCTGAAGAATATTGGAAAGCTGTAGGATTACTTACAGATAACGAAGATGTTATTTTAGCTTTACAACATGCAAGAGGTGTAAAAGGTTGGGATTTAGCTTCTGAATATGTTAACAATAATTTATTGTCTTCTCCTGATACTCACATATTAAACATTGTATCTGGTTTAACACAAACATTATGGAAACCTGCTGTATTAGGATTACGTGGTGCTAACATGTTAACAAAAGATAAACACAGAGCTATGATAATTATGAGAGAAGCTCTACAAACTCTTGTATATCAATTTGTTTATTTACCACATGCTATGAAACAAGCAGGAAAAGCATTTTGGTTTGGAAGACCTATATTGGATTCAGCACAAATGAAATTTGACAATCACATACGTCAAGGACAATTACAAAGATTTATGAATGAATGGGCAAAAACAGGTGTGTTAGGTACAGATAATATTCCTATTGCAGGAAGATTTTTACAAAAAGGATTAGTTGAACCTATTTCTTATACTACAACTTTACCTATGAGAGTGTTGTCCGCAGGTGATGAATTTCTTAAATCTATGATGTTTAAAGGTAGAATGGCATCTATTATAAATTCTCAAATATTAGCAGAAGACCCTAATTTTAGTATTTTAAAAGGAGACCAATTTAGAAAACTTTACAAAGATAAAAAGAAAAAACTACAAAAACAATTTATTGATGAAAATGGTAAAGCTGTAGAAGTAGGTAAAGGTTTAGACGAAATTTTAGATTCACCATTACAATATGCAAGAGAAGGTTCTTACACACAATCAGCATATTCAAGAAACCCAGTAACAGGAAAAGATGAAGGACAAATTACAGGTTACATTTTAAAACAAACTTCTGGTAGAGGAAAATGGGCGAGAGCATTTGGTTTACACTTTATTAATACACCATCAAATTTATTAAGATGGAACGCACAGCATCTACCATTTTTAGGTAGATACCAATTTCAAATGAGACACATGTTAGCGGAAGCTGAAGATGTAGCAGAAAAAGGTACGTTCAAAGGATTTACAAGAAAAGCTACAGCAGGTTTAACTTCATTAAATCCATTAAGAAAGAAAAAATATCTTAACCCAGAAGCGGCGGCAGAAGCTAATGCTAGAATACAAATGGGTTGGGCGTTATGGGGTTCAGCATTTTCTTTTGCGGCACTAGGAAAATTTACAGGTGGTGGCTCAAGAGATTACAGAATTAATAAACAAAAAGAACAAAACACAGGGTGGCAACCTTATTCTTATGTTACTAATGATGGAAGATATATTTCATTAAATAGACTTGACCCTATCTTTACACCGTTTTTTATAGCGGCAGATATGTATGATGAAGTTAATAAATATTTAGAAACAAATGAAGATTTACCTGAATATATAGAAAGCAGTATGACAGAGTTAGCTTTAGGTACAGTTGCTACATTAACTAGAAATTTAACTTCTAAATTTTACACTAAAAATATGATAGAAACTATTAACTTATTATTAAGTGATGATTTTGTAAATGCTAGAAAACCTGAGTATGTATTTAGTGCGGCACTATCAAGAGGATTATTTAAAATAACACCGTTATCAGGTGGATTAAGATATGCTAATAGAGTAGGTGATGAGTGGGAAAGAGAATTATTTACATTTTCTGACAGAATGAGAACACTAGACCCTGCTGAATTATTTTCAAATCAAGCATACACCATGCCAAAGCGTAACATGTTAGGTGAAGTTATAAATAGAAAAACAGGTTGGTTGTTTGGATTAGGAGCAGAAACAGGTTTATGGTCTACTCCATTTGCTATGACTAATTTTAAAGATAGTAAAACAGCACAGTGGATTAAAGATAGAGATTTTCAATATCTTCCCCCTGCAAAAAAAGATGAATATACTAAAATAGATTTAAGAACAATTAGAAATGATAAATACCAAACAGCTTATGATAGATGGTTAGAATTAAAACAAGATATTAGATATACTGAAACTGGTGTTATTATAAAAAATCCTAATAAATATAAAGGTACACAATATTCATTAAAAGATTTTATTGAAAAACAAATATCTGACCCTACAAGTCAATTATATAAAAGACCTGATGGACTTACGCTAGGCAGAGATGAACAACAATTATACATTTTAAGATTAGTAAGAGATGTAGAAAGAGCGGCATATTGGAAAATGTATGGGGAGTTTCCACAGTTAGAAGACCAAATTAACAAACAAGATGAATTTAAAAAAAGCAGGTTTAATGAGGCTAAAACAGCAGTAGATATGCTAATTCAATAAAGTACCCCTTTTAGATAAAACAAATTAAATTAAGGAATTAAATGGCAAACAGTTTTGTAAGATACACTGGTAACGGTAGTACAACAGCGTATTCTATACCTTTTAGTTATAGAAGTACAGCAGACTTGGCAATTACCCTAGCAGGTGTAGCTTCAACAGCTTTTACATTAAATGCCGCAGGAACAACACTTACATTTAACACTGCTCCTGCTTCTAATGTAGCCATTGAGATTAGACGTAGAACCTCACAAGGTACTAAATTAGTAGATTATGCTTCTGGTTCTGTACTTACAGAGAATGATTTAGATACAGATTCAGACCAAGCGTTCTTTATGGGTCAAGAAGCCATTGATGATGCTAATGATATTATTAAAGTATCTAATACAGATTTTCAATGGGACGCACA